ATCCAGTTTGTATATGTATAGGTTCTGTTTCTCCATTACTTGTGTTGTTTGTTTTCTCTGAATTCTTCGTATATATTTGGAAACTTATGCAGGACATATTCGATGAACATATAAATGTGATGGTACAGATCTCTATTCTCACCATCATACATAATATCAAGTCGATTAACGTCTTGTATCTTCATGAATAGATTGAAAATTGCGTTATCTGTTTCATCAATTCGCTCTTGCATTTTGGCAATCTCTTTAATGAAGTTGGCATCTATGTTTATCACTTGTTTATTCATTATTACCTCCTTCCTGCTTGTTCGTTTTGTTGGCTTGCTGTTGGGCAATCACCTTTTCTTCTGCTTCCTTAACTTCCTTAGTCACTCGTTGCTCCTCATCGGGTGTGCTCTCCGTGTTCTTTTCGATAGCCGTTTTCGTGGAGAGAATACCAGCCTGTTTCATTGAGATAAGCATGTTGTTATACTCAGTTGCACTGAACGGCTGCCATATCTTGAACTTACAGCTGACACGAAGTTTGTCAAATTCTGTAATGGCATTTACGTTCTCGCCTTTTTTTACCAATTCTTTGGCTAATCCCTCCTTGAACAGGCGCATCATCTTGTCTGCAAAATTCTGCCACTCGATAACCCCTTGCTGGGCATTCTTCAAATCTAAATCACGGGTCAGCGTAATAGCCAGTCCGCTTATGTCACCACTTGACTTGACATCTTTAGGCAAAAGAAATGTGCATGAGGTGTTTATCTGTATCTTCTCGAACAAATCTTGCAGACTGTCAAGCATACCTTGCGGACTGGGCGGTGCTTTGAACTCTGCACTTCCGTTACCGTCCATTGACTTGTCTTGCAAAATGATACTCCCTGCAAGTTTCTTTGTCGTTTCTGACAGATTGCCTTTAATATACAGAATGCCCCAGCCGTTCCGTTTCTGAATGACAAAGAAGATGTTGTAGATAATCTCGTAAATCTCGATAAGACTCTGTCCGTTGTTCCACGCCACATTACCACGTTTGGTACACAATGGTATCTCACTGAAACCGTGCAATATAGGAAGTTCTCTTACAAAACCGTCCTCGCCTGCTTCTTCACCGTCTATCGGTGTGTGCATACGGTACATGTAGGTATCATCGTAACTGTCAATGTATTCCACACCGTCCGCATCGGCATAGTAGACACTTTCAAGAAGCCTGTCACCGTTGTTGTCATTGTGTGATATGATTACGTAACCATCTTCATAACTTATCAGGCGGCACTTGATACGTCCTTTATAGTCATAATAAAACAGAAGTCCTGCATCGCCTGTTGCAAGTTGCGAACGGACTGCCTTTGTACGCCATCCATCCATATTCCTGTCTACCCAATACTCTTTGATTGTGGAATAGTTGGCTTTATCTTTCTCGGAAGGAGTGCCACCTCTTAAAGACAATGTACAGGGATTCCCGCAAAGGTAGATTACGTGGCTCGCCAGTATCTGTTCTTGGAAAGCTAATGCCGTGCGCTGGAACTTGATTTCCTGATATCCCCCATCTTCTAACTTCACGCAAATGCTCGGCAAGTTTTGATCAAATAATACCTCATGGCTCATCGGGTCAAGTTCTTTCAGAAACTTTTCCTGCGAAACGATATTCTTTTTTACATTCGGAAGCCTTGCCGTGCGTGTATCGGTAATAGCTGCGGACTGACCGTCGGAATAGTCGTTTGTAGAGCAAGTGTCACTTCCTCTGAAAAACGGTTTCTTCTGCAACAAGGCATTTACGTTCCGCAATAGATATGTTTTTTTCTCTTCCCGTGTCATTTTTCCGCATCAATTAGGTTGTAATACTTCATGCAGGCTTCCTTGCTCGGCATTGCAGAACACTCTCTCGAAGTCCATTTGCAGATAATGTCGTGCTTCTGCGGAACAACGATTATTCGCTTCTGCCCCTCTTCCTCTTCAATATTGAATTTATCGTTCAGCTTCACGCGTGCATCCAACACGACCTTACTTGCTTTGATAAAAGTGTCTGAATCTCCACTTGCTTTCGCATCGTCAGCAATCTGTTTCATCTCCGATATTTCTTTCAGCAACGCTTCTCGGTTCTCATCTTTAGATATGGTAGTGATAGCACCGATGCCGAAAGATTTCAGTTTCTCGGCAAGCGTGGATAACACCTTGTTTGAAGGCTTTTCATCTTCTTGGTAAGCAACCTTTGCAGCAAGATCCTTATCTACGAAAGAATCACACATTACCAAATAGGCAACATCTCTTACCCTTGCTTCAATTCCTTCTGTTTTAAGGGAATTGATAATATCCTTTATGTCGTTATAGCTTATCATATCCTAATGGTACTTATTTGCGAGATTACACCAGCAATCTCGTTGGGGTCTCCACTCCCCCTCTATTGACTACTTGCGAGATGCTTTCGCCAACTACTTTTCTTAAAATCCCTATCGCTCCGTTTAGATCAGCATTCAGGATTTTACCTGTACTGCTACGGAATAGACCTCTTTGTATGCGCTTACCTAAATATGTTTCATGTTGACACATCTCTTCGCCTGCGTAGTGGTCTATTTTGGAAGTATAACTTTCTTCGGTTATTACGACCTTAATTCCCACTTCTTCGGACTTGTACTGTATCTGAGAGATTAGCTTTTCAAATGGGATGCTGACAAAGTTTTGATTGTTACGTTTCCCCATATTTATTTGCTGCTTCCAATCTTTGTTATTACCTATTACAATAGTATCAATATGATTATCAATACAATAGTTTACAATAAATCGGGAAGTCTTGTGCATATAGTCATTCACTTTACAATTCCGCTTTAGTGTTAGTTTCCCTATTCGCCTACTTGTACCTTTCCCTCCAATGAAACTCATTAACTTAGTTTTCCTCTTGTTGAAGTATTGGTTTATGGATTTCAATATTCTGCCATTTATGATAAAGCTCTTATGACATAGCGAATCATAGGAAGTTGCAAGGTTGTTCAATCCCAAGTCAATACTTAAATAAGAGTTTGGTTCAAGTCCGGTGGTTTCAATACTTTCTTTTTCATATACTACTTCTATGATATGGCAACTACATTGCGGGATAATGCGAACCTGACGCAAATTAGTTACTTTTGTTCTTAACGGTTGTATGTTTACTTTCTTCGGAAAGTGAATGTATCCGTCCTTCAACTTGCATTGCTGATAGGTGAATACGACTATATTTCGTCCTTTCGTCTTATGTTTATACTTCGGAGGTTTCGGTTTACCATTAAGCTTGTCCTTGCATTTACATAGTTTAAAAAACGACTTCCAATTCTTGAATAGAAGAGCAACAACCTGTTGACTGGTCTTCGCAGGAAGAGATGTATAATCCATTTGTTTTTCCTTTGCAAGTAAAGCTGTCAATCCGTATTCAGGAAGCAACTTACCACTCTTCGTAAACTCCTGACGAATCATATAGTTTGCGTAGTTGTACAAATTCTTGGATAGGGAACAAAGCCTGTCCAAGTACTTGTTACCAATGATAATATGTCGTTCT